AGGTCTGCTGGCCAATCCGACTGGTGCGGACGGTTTTGGATTGTCTGACGTGCTTTCGAAAATACTGGCGTCGCTAGAGGCGAGTAGGTCTTGCACTCGATTGGAGGATTCTGCGGACCATTGACCGCTCGGAATTGACCCAGACCCAATGGTTGACTTAGCAAGGGCTGCGATGACTTGGTCTTCGAGTCGCTTGATGAGGAGTTTGATGGCGTTGGTAAAGGAGTCACAAGCGATGACTTCTTTATCACCGGATTCGATAAGACTTGCGAGTTGGGTTGCATAAGAAATATGGGCTTGAGAGTAACCAAGAAGTTCACCTGTCATACGCTGAGTCCAGTTTGACCCGGCGACGGAGTTTTTAATGACTTGAAGGGAGTGGACTAGTTTGATGGACCTTACCTTCTCCTGCCATGTCATGTCTTTACGACGGACGTTCTCTTCAGCTTCGAGACGCTTGAGGTGTGAGTCGTCAAGTGTTTCGATGTAGGTGACGTCAATTTCTGGCTGGTGAAGGACGTCGCGGATGGCTCGAAGTCGACGACCACCGGCGACTAGGTGGTTGTCAAGGTTAATAACTATGGGATGAATCAGCCCCTCGTCGCGGATAGAGTTAGCGAGTTGTGTAAGATCGCCGTAGTCCGTCCTAACACGGTCATCTTCAATTACGCTGGTGACTGGGATACTAATTCGGTGGGTCTTTTGATTGGTAGGCATTAGAATGTTACGTCTTCGCTAGGTGTTACTTGAGTTGGTTTGGGAAAGGTTATGGGGGTGGTGACGAGACGGGGGGTTTTAAGAACCGGTGCGGTGATACAATTTGTTTGGGTGGTTGACGGACCACTGCCTTCAGCATAGGCTATGGCACCATTCCAGGCGGCCAAAGCGACACGAAGGTGGGCGATGTAGAGTATACCACCGTCGCGACGAAGCCGCTCGCCGTAGGCTGTTTTCCACCATGAGTTAAAGCCAATCGGAGCCACGGATAAGATACTCTCTTCAGTGGTGATAGTTTTACGTTCGTCTTCTGTGGAGGTGCTAGCATCACCGGATTTGAACCACTCGGCGTATTTGGGCCACTTGGATTCAAACCAGTCTTGTTTGAATAACCAGTCAATGTAGTCCGGAGCCTCGTCTTTGAGTTGCTGCAGGGTTAGCTTGGCACCAAGCGGGCCGTATTTACCAAAAGGGAAGGGATCTCGACCAGTCATGAGATTTAATCGTTTGGTTTGGATTTATCAGTGATTATACGTAGTGCTTCTGAAAATGTAACAACAGTGCCGCTGCTCTCTTTTGCAACCATCTCTGCAAATTTTTTATTCTTGGTATGGAAGGGCAGCCGCAACGCTGGGTCTTGAAGAACTGTAGACCCGGTGTGGTTTAGAACCACAAATGTACTACCACCTATTTTTTCGACCAGCGCACCAAGCATTTCTGGTGGCATGAGTTGCATGACTTGGGATTTGGATAATCGAGTCGCGGTAGATTTGCGAGATGACCCAAAAAATTTAAACGCGTCTAGTGAGTCTGATTGCATAGAGTGAGGTGGTTAAAAAAAAATTAGTCCCGATATTGTTAAACCGTCGGGTCAAGCGGTTGCGTGGTGTTGCTAGTCTAAGCTAGTCAACTATGCTGATTTGATATACCTGGCGATGCGAGTCTTTGTACCGAATTCGGGGTTCTTGCTGTCGATGACGGTGCGGAAAACAATAGACCTTCCAACAAAGGACTGGATAAGAAGTACCATCTCCTTCGGGGTCATTGTACCGGTCTTTTCACCGGTCACCGCTTCAATAATGGCGACCAGCTTTTCGACAGGGTTGTAGGCGACAGAACCGTCTTCCTTGAAGGTCTTGACCAGGGAAATCAAATCGAATACAACAAAGCCCGGATTAAGGATCTTATCGTCGTCTGACTCGGCTTGATTGACCAGAGTATATTCAAGGTTGAGGTTGTAACCAGTGCGGTTCTTGTTCTCGTCGAGGCTGACTTTCTTGATGACTGCGCTATGCGTCGCCGGCTTCAACACCGGCATTGCTGTACGAACCGTGGTAAGGTCAACAGCGGTGTTATCGTTCAGAATATCGAGTCCAACTTTATCTGACATGGTGGTATTTGTTTTTGGTTGTTGCTTTTGTTCTGCGCGGAGTGCGCATAAATTGTTGATTAGGACTAAAGAACTGGGATGATTTCGTAGACGGAATTAGGATTAGTCGATGCTAAAATATTTCTGATAGTTTGAGCAGCTTTAAAATCCCACTTAGTTGCTGACAAACGATTTTTTGTCCCAAAGCAGTTGGGAAAAACGGAGCCGTCTTTGAACTCTATATTGATTCTGGTTATGTAAATTACATAACCTTCTTCGTCTGTGCCACGAAGATAGTATTGTTGTGGCTTTGGCTCTTCAACCACACTGCAGGTTGGATCACAGGGTGAATAGTATCCAACCGGGTCAGGCTGACCAGATACACGAATATAAACAAGCTCTGTGGGTCCTGGGCACAGAAATTTTAAAGCTTCAATAGCATTGTCAGCCGCGCAGCCATCAACAATAGTTTTACCTCTGATTTTTATGTACTTAGAGGATACGGTAGTATTCATTTACGAAGGATTTGAGGTTCAAGAAGGTTCCAGATTACGGTTGGTGATTTGTCAGTAATGTCAAGAGAGCCCTTGCTGGGAAACTCGAATGAGGACCCGAGAGCGATATGACGTGAATCCGCTCTAGTGCGGATTTCGTATTTCTCGCCGTCCAAGCCGACGGGACGTTTAGTAACAGCCCAGACGTCGGTGAAACAGCCGCCGAGGGTGTCCTTGGATTGACCAGGAATAGCGAGAAAGTACCGCATTGCGCCAGTGAGGTCGTCTTTATCAGCGGTCTGGTGTGATGTCACCACGACGTATTTACCGCTGGCTCGCAAGGTCATGATGTAGGAACGAAGGAGGCGAGATAAATCCCCGTAGTTCTGTAGCTCCATTCGACCGGTCTTATTGCTACCCGATGCGTGCGTTTCGGCGACGATATGATCGCACAAAGCGGTACACATGTTACCAAGACCGTCAATGGCGATGGTTTTAATCGCTGGGTCAGAGCACAGTGCTAGGGACTCTTTAACAGCGTAGGACCACTGGTCTTTTTCCGGTCGCTTGCCACCTTTATCGTCGACGGCGGGCTGGCAGTAAGAGAAAGCCGTTCCAGGCGTTCGGCGGATGGCGGAAGCAAGGTTTAGGTCCCAGTCGATAATGCCAAGACTGGGAAATGCCATCATGACAGATGACTTTCCAGCTTTGGGCTCGCCGACTAGAAGGACGGCGATGGAAGAGGTGGTGAATTGGTTAGAGGGTTTCATGCGTTGGGATGTTACACTGAATTGTGCGAATAATTCTTGTAGTGGCAGGCTGGGCTGGTATTTCTTTAACCTCTTCAACAACGTGGCAAGTTTCGGGTAGAGCTGAGTCTTTAGCAAAGACACAAATTGGAGCGCCAAACAAAGTATTTGAATAACGGATCTCCTCACCACTTGTGGATTTATTCCACGCACCCGATACAATTGATAAGAGAACTTTCAAATCTTCACGGTTATCACAGAAAAACCACAAAGAACCTCCAGCCGCGTTAATAAATGGTCTTTCCCCGCTATTGTTGGTAAGTTTGAGATTTAACTGATTGATATGTTTAAGAGCCGTAAGTACTTTGCTTGCTTCAAAAATACCGGCTTCTTTGTCTATTATTTCCGCTTCAAAGTCTATCATGGTAGGTTATTGTTATTGGTTTATCGGCGTAATTGCCAAAGGGTTATTCTTTTAAGGGGTCCCAAGTAACATCACGGTACTCATTAGAGTACAACGAGGTACTACGAAGCTTGGGTTCTAGGCCACAAACTTGTCTAAACTCGCACGCTCCATATTTGGCTATGCACCATTTAGGGGACTTAGGAAGCTGGTTGGTTCGGCAGCCTTCAATAAACTCAGCAGTAAGCTGCATCGTGTCGACCTCCCACTCAGCAACTAGTTCGGGATAGATGCGGATGGTTTGACGAATAAACTCCAGCGCCTTACCTGTTTTTGTCGGTTTGCGCACCCCAAGAGCGTTGATGACGTAGCCCCGTGGAAGCTCACCAATGATTTTATTGATAGCCCAAGCGTAGCAGTGGATCTGGGAGGCTAGTTCGTATTCGTTGAAATACTGTGGACCCAGAACGGAGGTGGTTTTATGATCTAGTCCGTAGATGTTGCCTTCACGACGGTAGACCAAGTCTATCTTACCTTTTTGGATGACAGTGATGCAGTCAATAGTCCGTCTTTCAATAGTGCCGTCGGGGTTGCGGACCCACAGCGGGGCAGCTATTTTAATCTGACCCAGGGGTTTGGCGAATGGCAATTCGACGAATAGCTGACCATTGGGGAATCGGTAAGGCTCGAAATCCTCAAGCTGATACTGAGCAGCATACTGTTTTATCACAGATACCGCTGTGGCATAGTTACGGTAGTCATCGTCCTCCGGGGTCCAGGACTGGAATTCCTCGGTAACAGCGTTGGTCATCGCCGTCGAAGCGTCAGCACCTAGGTAGGTGCCAAAATCGCGGTACCGTTTTTCCAGAGCCTTGTGGATTATTTTACCAAAAGCTTGCGCGGTTTTGGGCTTGCATAACTCACGCTTGAGCGCGATATAATAACCTGCGGACCGCTTACATGTCATGATGCGCTCTTGAGACGAATTGTCTAGGAATAGACAATTATCCACAAGAGGTATGGGCCACGTGCCGTCTGGAGGATAGGTTGGCATATTAGAGACCGTATTCTTCGGTAAGAATGTTGACGGTTTTTGTGGCTTTGGCTACGGCTTTCTTCTCACGCTGATCCATACGGATAGCCTTTGCAAAAGACTGTGCCGAGGTTCTATCTATGCGGAGTTGCTGTACGAACGCGCGCTGCTGCTCGGGTGGCATTTCGTGAAATGGTGTCCCCAGAAGAGCGTGTAGGGGTAAGTTCGCGAAGTCCGTTGTCGGTGGCTGGAGTTGGGACGTAGTCTCGGGTGATGTATTCAAGCAACCGCTCGGCGTCGCCTGGAGTGGAGTAGTTGAGGTTGTTGTCGGTAATGAATTTGACGGTTCGTTTGAGGGCATGATTGATTAGAAGAGTGTAAAGATCGCGGTTAGGTATGACCAGCATAAGCCGGTCTTTTTCGGTTTCGGGGACGTAGGACTGAAGCTTGACGCGGTTCTTGGTCGGTACGTCACCGTAAGGATCAGGAGGAAGTTTCATGGCGACGACAGCGGGGTTTGGTTGAACATTTAATACCAGTATTTACAATTTCCATTCTCTCCGGTGCCTTGAAAACTGTAAGATTCAAATGATGAAGTAGCGCGTGGAAAGAGCTTTCTAGTTTACGAACATCTTCTCTGAGAAATTGCTGAGAGTCTTGTAAGTAATAGACTTGGTCTTTCAAGGCTTCGTATTTTTTTCTTGGTATCCACATGGTGATTTACATTATAATTGTTTCGTTGCGTTCAGGGTTGTATGATATACTGATGTCATAAGACCTCAGCATTTCGTCTGAAATTGATGTCTCGATGGGACCAGTGAAAATAACCGGCATCGGGATTTCACCACGACCTTTAAGAGCACAGAAGAGTTTTACGACCTCTTGGTCGTTGGACAGTGGTCGTATGATTTGAGCCGGCGCTGGGGTTTGGACCGCTGGCAGTACCGTACGTCGGACGTGCTTATCCAACGTCCCCTCGACCTCACAAAATGGAAGCTGGCCGGGTTTGTGCTCACCAGTTTTGTGTCGAGCCCGCAGCCAGATGTCGCCGTTAAGGTCTGGCCCAGCGATGACGAATAGGCCATCGCAACGGTTCATCAGTTCTATAAAGTGGGGGTCGATACGATCCGACCAGAGTTTGGCGTTGATTCTGTAACCAGCCAACGAGTCCCGCATACGGGCGGCGACAGTGTTAGCAGATAGGCCACCAAGTGCGGTGAATTTGGTGTCGTTGCCTTTTTCGTACTCTTCTAGAGCGGCTATGAAGAACGGCTGGAAGGCTAGAAACTTAGTAAGCCCCAGACGCGGGTGGATATAGGAGGTTATCATTTTGATGCAAAAAAGAAAGTAATGGGTGGACAACCAGATTTGTCAGCAATGACATTAACATCAACAGTAACATCTTTAAGATACGTCCCAACTTGTACTTCTGGGAGGATTGTTAAAGTATTCAGCACCTTTAGCCACTCAGCGTTAGTGCATGCAATATAAATCTTTCTAGGATTATACTTGTCAATTGCTACTTTGATTGTATAATATTCCCCAAGCGACCTTACTATTCGTTCGGCAATAAACAGAGATACCTGAAGAGCATGCAGGTACTCTAAAGCGTCGTTTACGTCTGGTGAGACTTTAGGCTTTCGTGGGCCAAAAAGCTTGGAAATGAGTGGTATTTTAAACATAGTTAGTTATTTTGCTATGTTATGATAACTTAAAATTACGTGGGCCCCGTTTGAGTCGCCAATAACAACTCTTGTAAAATTGCAATCAATAATAGCGTCCGAATTGGTTTTAAGAATAGATAGTATGTCTATCCAGTCAGTCTTTGAACAATGAATCTCTACAAAACCTGGACTGTCTATAAAATTTACCGCGGTGAATTTGATCTTTTCCCGTAAAGTAATTAAAGTTTTTCTCATCAGAGAGACTGATAATTCCGTTGTTAAAATGTTTTCTAACGCTTTTTCCAGACCTTCTGGGATACCATTGGTTTTGGGGTTTTCAGGAGTGTCAAACATGCTATTCATTTGTGAGATGGCTAAAGAAAACGGTATTATTACTAAACTCGCCCGTTGAAAACCGCAAAAAATTGGGGGTTATTGGAAAACAAGTCGGGAATGACTTAAAAACCTCGCGAAGCTTTTCCCAAACTGCTAAAGAGCAGATTACTGTAACACAAACACAGGAGTCCATTGTACCCACTCGCCAGGATAGATTAACTTGGAAATTGTTGTCCACCCGAGATAGTTCTAAAAGCATTTTCCTAACTGCAGTGACAGGCCAGTCGGAAAAGACTAGTTTTAGGTTCTCTGGTATGACGGGTTCTTTTTCCCGTGTCGCTTGGGCTTTGATTATTGTTGTCATGATGATTGTTCTCTACTCGGTGGCGTTTCCGGTTTAGGGCAAATGCCCTATGAAGTATCACGGCTGTGCCGATGATCGTTAGTAGTGTTGGTTAGCAGACCGAGTAGAGGTTGGGAAGTTAAAATTAGAGTATATTGTCGTAAACACGTATTCTTATGTTTTTACCGACCTGTTCAAGTAAACATAGCCACATGAAACGCCCCAGTTGCGAATTTTCTGAAATATCTGGCCACCAGGTGCTATTAGCAGATAAACCAGATAGCTGAGTTATTGTTTTGTCTATATAACAATGGGCGTGCGTAAATCCCCAGTTTTCAAATACTATATCACTTGCAGCTCTATGAAGACAAGGACAAGTGCATGCCAGGGTTTCAAATCCCGGCGATGACTGCGAATACCATAGAAACGTTTGAGCCCGTCTAGCTATGGTCGACAGCCGAATGGTTTTATATCTCATTTTAGCGGTATTTTAATGTTTTTACCGACCTGCTCTAACAGGCAAAGCCACATGAAGCGTTCGTTCTGTGCTTTAGCATCAATGGTGGGCCACCATGGGAGGCTTGTTGGTTGGTCGCAATAGGACGCGACAGCATCTTCGAGTTTTGCTAAGCCTCGTATTGGTTCCTCGTAATGGGCTGCGATTAACAGAGCCTCGGTTAAACAATAGCAAGTACAATATTTAATTTGTGAGTCTAAAATACGTAAAACTGGCGTATACTCCGGCGCCAAATAATTACGAGCTTGTCTAGCCAATGTTGATAATCGAATCGTTTTGGGTTTCATGGCGTAGTATATAAATGGTGTGTTCAGTTGACTCGTCATTGTGAAATGTTAGCCAAGTATCCTTACCCGCTTGCTCAAGTAGGCACAGCCATAGAAATCGCTCGTACTGGGATTCAATTGCACCACCTTCTGGTGCACTATCAAAATTGCGTGGCCACCACGGGCATGACTGTGGGTACTCAGCAAAGCCAGCTAGGGTGTTATTAACGATATTCACGTGCTGTTCTGTTACTGGAAAGGGTAAAAGATCGTCCAACGCTGCACGTAAACAAGTACAGGTGTATTTATTAACCGCACTAATACGGTGTTCCGGCAAAGTCCACTGATCCCTGGATAAGTACGTCTGTGCTTGTCTAGCGATGGTTGAAAAACGTAGCCTTTTAGAAGCCATGTTAATCCTGATTTATCCAAAGGTACAGTGGGGGGGTTTTCTTGCCTAACCGTTTAGCCTCCATTGCAGTCAGTCGGTGGCTTCGCTGTTCACCATTATAGGACGAGTAATAGATACCCTGTCCCGTGGATCCTAGATAGAACTCAGTGGTTTTTTTTATAGTCATGTTTCATAACAAAAATTGGTGAGGGGCTTCACACCCCTCTTGGGCCTGTTGTGGTTAGCACAACTGTTTGCATCATCTGGGCCTGGATGAACTAATAGGATACAATATGAGTGTGGCTTTATTTTATAAGGCGCCACCATACCTTATTCAGCTTTTTATTTATTAACAACGAACAGAGGGGCTAGGTGCCCCACGTAATGATGCCGATTTACGACATCAAGTTAGACAGAGTACTCAGCGGTGAGACTCTCGCGCTCACGCTTGCGACGCTGGTCCTCAGAAACCGCACGGGCGACGGAGTCCACAGTGACCTCGACGTGCCAGGTAGCACCGAGCTTTTCGCTGAGTTGCTGCGCCAGTGCGGCGAGCTTTCCAGACTTTTCAGCCTGCTCAGCCAGCTTGATGTATGCCTTCGCCACGGTACGCGGACCAGAGGGTGCACGTTCCGTTTCCGACGGATCAAACGGGATTGAATCCATCGTGCTCTGGGCGAGCGTCTGGAACGAGGCAGCGGCCGCTTCAGTCGAGGGGAAGGCACCCTGGAGGACGAGCTGAGCGAGCACCCGTTTGAAGTACTCATTCTCGGTTTCAATGTAGCGAGTCATCGGCTCACCCGATTCCTCGTCAATCTTCGCCGTCCCGTCCATCTTCGTGATCACCTCGGTTTTACGGGGAATACCCGTATTGTTTTCGACCGCTTCAGAGAAAGCGGCGCGGAACTTGGCGAGGGTTGAGCGATAGAGGACGTTAAACACCGCAGACTCAAGTGCGGCACCGGCTTTCTTCGCCAGAGCATCGTATTCGTCAATAGTTTCGGGGACATTGACCCCAAGGTCAAATCCAATTGAACTGACAGTCTTATTGATCATAACAGTTATGGTTTTGTGGTGGAAAAAATGCAGGCCACCACTTCCTGCTTGGGAAGAAAAACCATCTTCCCTTTGGCATTGTTGCTAAGGCGCGGAAGGCTTGGGACGCGATTTTGCGGCTTGTTTGGCCAGCTGTTTTTTACCAACGTGGGGTGAGTACTTACTCCTACTACAGGAACCGTGATCTTTTTTAGATGGAAGAGAGGACAGATTTCTGGTGGTAAAGTTAAAGTATTGAGACTGATGCATTACAAAAACTGCTCTCCTTTCTCAACCGACGTGAACTCCTCAGGCCGGGACTCAATCTCAGTCAACAGCGTCGTTAGTCGTGTCATAACGAGTTTACGTGCCGCGATTTCTCGCTGCACACTCTCGAACTCCTTTTTACGCTCGATTTCAAGCTCCTCACGAGTTTTGCCCGGTTCGAACACGATTTTGAGGATGTTTCCAAGAAGGGAGTTCGTAGCCGGCTCATGTTCCCACAAAGCAATTCCCTTTTTAAGGATTGCGAGTTCTGAATCTGTAACCTGCAGTGTTTTCATTGTTGTTGTTGGTTTTGGGTTGACGGAAAAGATTAAATAAAGAACGCTCGTAGGATTATGTTCCTGTCAGAGACGCTGGAGTGCTTTCCGAGTCCCACTGATTCACCAAATGTGGAGACATCTACAGTATCATCAGTATTTATACTAATACGACAGAACCCGGCACTAGTAATTTCACGACCAGAAGCTACTTTAGCTAGTTGTATATGCGTCATACTTTCCGGCCCGAGTACAACTTGTATTTCATCAAAAATGACGTACTTCAGTCGACGGGATAGTTTAAAGCTTTCTGCACTCGCACTGCTTCTTTTCCACTCTTGAAGCAGAACTCTCAGGTCCGCTACAGGAACCGATACCGAGGAAAGCGCGTTATGGTCAGCTCGATCAATACAAAGAGAAATAGATGCTGCCCATGCTGGCGATGTTATTGTGCTCATGCCGTTACCACTCCCACGATTGTCATTACCACTGTCACCACGCAAATGATAATAAGCGTGACCAGTACCGGATCGCGCAAGGGTTTTTGTTGGTGTGTATCCATAATTGATTTGAACCGGCTGTTATTTTTAAGCAGGTCCTGGATTTCTTGTTGAAGGTTGGAAACATTCCAGCGCAGCTGACGGTTTTCTTTTAACAACCAGTTACGTTTCTCACTCAGTCGAACTGCTGCTTGGTAATATCGACTAGCAACCCTTGTAGTTGCGTGTTCTTGTAACTTACTTCTCAAGCCCCGATTTTCCGCCCACGCGTTATTGAGAGCTTGTTTAAGCCGCTTAAGCTGCTTAATAAATTCATCAACTTGTTTGGACTGAGCCACGCGGTTAGCTATGTAGTGATCTAACGCGTTACGTAGCGCGTCGTCTTCCGTTGGCGGTGTTACTGGCTTGTCAAAGTCGTTGTCGACGACTGTATCATCTTTATCCGTTGAGTTATTCATAACGAAATTGGTTTAAACATCGTACTCACTTAAAAGCTGTTCCAACGACCTCGTGGCTTTTTTGACTACCTTCGTCGTTGCACCCACAACCCGCTCTTTTTCAACATGGCACTCCGCCCGCTGGGCATCTTTAGCCTGTGCGGCATCCATGAACTCACCCCAGTGGTCTATCACTACCGCCACCATCAAATGCCGCCGATTACTTGGCACATGCTCTTCTGAGTGTAGTATGACCCGTTTAATCATCTGACCACCGTCAAACATCGCCACTTCATCTACCCTGACCAGCCTCGACGGGGTCATCCCAAACCGCTCCCTCAGGACGTCTCGCTGGCCCGGCGTCAACTCATACGCTCGGCCAACGACCATCCCACACCCCAGCGTGGGCCGACCATCGCCCATACTTAAATGATCCTCAATACTCGGCACTGGCCCTACGGACCACCTGCGGTCCGCCTCGTCCGGCACCCGCTTATCATCCTCGACCCGCTGGGTCAGCGCATCTTGAACCCCTTTCACCGGCAACCCATACGCCCTTAGCGTATCAATTGCCTCTTGAAGTTTCACCAGCGATTCACCATTGTTATTTGTCATAAAATCTCTCATAAAATTGATTTGCTACTGCTCCGCTTCCCCATTGCTATTTCCCGGGAGGCTTAGGACCAGCTTAAACTCTTAAACCTTCCGCCCAAGCCGCTCGCCGCCGTCCTTATCAATAACTGATCCCGACCAGCGCCGAGAGCCCGCTGTCCCGGCCCAGCCCGGCCCGCTGCGGCTCTTCCTCCTCCTCCTCCTCCTCCTCCCTGCCTGCTATTGAGATTCATTCCCATGCATGGGCGGCCCACCCACGAATCTTTCCCTGCCCCTTATCGGATAGGGGGGGGTCCCGGGGCCCTGCCCGGCTGGCCTGCCACACCAGCCCCTGCATACCCTCTCCCCACACTCCCACCCTGACCCTGATTCCTACACTAGTAAACGAAAAAAAAAATACTGTACGTTTACGTAAGGCCCCTCTCACACCAGCGCCCGCGGCTGGCACCCGCTGGTCCCCAGCGCCTGGCCCACCCGCTCGTCAAGCCCGGCGTAGCCCGCTGGGCACGGGAGGGTAGGCAGGGAATCTAGCCTTCCCTACCCCTATGACCCTTCGGGATGGAATAAATTCGTGGGTGGCCCAGCCACGCAGGCGCGGAGAGGCGAGGCGCAAGGCGGCGGGCATGAGAAGGCGGGCGAGGCTGCGCCAGCGCCTCCTAGGGCTATTAAAAAGGCAGGAAAGGGCATTGCTGCGCCGATCCTGCCTGAAGCTAAGCAGGCCTAGGCTGCCTCAGCGCAGCCCGGGCTCTTTTAAACATCATACTGGCTTGTCAGCCCTTTCGTCGCCGTCAGCACGCCAGCCTTTTCCAGCTCCTGCCGAAGCTGGCTTGCATTTAACAACGAGCCGCTGAGCGCCGCTTTAAGGACCGCCCGGCGCTCGTCCTCGTCTCCGCTTCCACAATACGCGCCCAACACCTCGTCAAGCGCATACGCCACCACCACAATATGCCTCGCTTTCGGCATCCCCTCGGTCGGGCTGCCTTTAGCGATCTGGGCTTTCACGGCGTCTTTGACCGCTTCCATCGTGGCTTCCCTGACTTCTAGTACCTTCGCATTGTCAAGCATCATATTGTATTAAGCGCCCTTGGCATCATTGCTTCATGCGCTCATATCATGCTATCCGGCGTCGGGCTTTTTCTCACCCTGCACCCTATCGCTCCTGAGACCCAATATCACCATCGCCGCCGCCCGCCGCTGGACCCTTGACCTCCCTCAGGGGTACCTTTGCCACGCCGGGGTGCGGGCGTAGCTCAGGTCCTCACTCCCGTGGTTTTTTAACCAAAGAAACCTGGTAGGTCTGGAAAGCGTGAAAAGCTGGGGCTGGGGAAGCCAGAAAAGGCGCGGAAAGCGCGGAAAGGCGCTTGCGGGCAGCGGGTGGGGACCCTATGGTACGGGCATGGGGGAAGAGGTGAAAATTTTGGAGGCTACGGGGACCGGGCTGCAGAAGCTCGGGATTTTTCGTCGTTGCGCACTAGAGGTGGTAGTCGGGGTTAACAACGGGAAGAATGAGCCAGTTCTGGGTCCGCAAGCCCAAGCGATCGTGGACGGGGCGAGTAAACTAATTTCTGGTAGGAATCAATAAATAATATACACCATGGAAAGTATTCCGCATCCCGCGGTGGATAAACCGCAAGTTGCTGCTGACCGAGAGCTGACGAATGAAAGAGTTCGTCGGATGCGGGTGACGCTGGAGGAGTACATGAATCCGACCATCGCCGCCAAGAGGTTGCCAGCACGGACTATCATGACAGAGAAGCCGATACACACCGCTATTGCGTATATGCTAGCGGCTGGAAGGACCAGGAAAGAGGTTGCAGCGGCGACTGGGGTCAGCGAGTCTGGCATATCCGACCTTCTCGCACAGCCCTGGTTCTGTAAGCGGCTTAAAGAGATCGCCGACGCTGGTGGCAGAGACATGGTTAAGTCATTTTTCGAGTGCGAGGTCATCCCTTCCCTGGAGGTCCTGCGTGAGATTCGTGACAATCCACAGGCCAAAGACGCAGCTCGTATCGCTGCCGTTAACTCCCTACTTAACCGCGGCTTGGGTCTTCCAGTTGCCTACGTCGAGTCTAAAACAACTCTTAATATTCACACCGCGGCAGCCGCCGCCGATCAAGTACAATCCGAATTGGAAAAGATCGACCGTGAGCTTTCTGACCGCGGTGTGAAGATTTCTCAGGGGAACTAACCACAATTCGCATCCTATAATTAAACAGTGGCTTGGGACCCTCTCACAGCGTACATGATGGAAAATCTTCCTAACGACATCGAGCTTTTGCTGCAACGTAAACTAGTTTTACGTCGTCGTCAGTTGGACCTGGCTAAACGCTTCGGGCTGCTATATTACTCCCCGTACAGCAAGCAGGACTCTTTCCACCGCGCTGGCACTTTCAAACATCGCATGTTTAGAGCTGGTAACCGCAGTGGAAAATCCACCATGGGAGCCGCGGAAGACTGCTCGTGGCTTCTCGGTTACCGGCCCTTTTATAAAGAATCTGACCCTGCAAGAACCGCTGGTATCCCGCAACATCCCAATAAAGGCTTGGTCATTACCAACGACTGGGAAAAGGTTAAGGAAATCTGGACCAGCCCAGCGACGGGTAAGATTTGGAAGTTTCTCCCTGACGGGTTTGTTAAGAGTACCTCCCGTAACCACAGTGGGGCCATCGACACCATAGTTTGTGAAAACAGTTCCGTGTTAAAATTTGATGTCGTCGAATCCTTTATCCGCTCCCCAATGGGATCTGAGTCATCCGATTTTGACTTCTTGCACGTCGACGAACCCTGTCCTCGCGATATGTACATAGCCAATTCTCGTGGTCTTATTGATCGCAACGGCTCCGACTGGTTCACCCTTACCCCTCTTCAGCAGCTTTGGATAAATGACATGTTTTTCCCGTCTGACGCTAAGGATAAACTAGCCTCAGCCTGGTGCATCATTGGTTCTACCTACGATAACCCATTTCTAACCAAAGACGGCATCGCTGAGTTTGAAAAGCTTATCACCGAGGACGAGAGACAATGCCGCATGTACGGTCTGCCACTAGAGCTTTCTGGTCTTGTATACAAAGAATTCCGTCGGGATATACACGTTTTTGAAAATGTCCCTTGTGGGTGGTCAGGCTATAACGATCCTCCGAAGGAGTACACCATCTACACTGCCATCGACACGCACCCCAAAGTTCCCCACGCCGTTCTCTTCATCGCTGTCGGGCCGTCGGGTCTCCCTATCGTCTATGACGAGATTTTTCTTCACACATCAGCGACTGAACTAGCTAGTTTAATCCTGGCCAAGCTTAAAGGCCGTAACTACGTCCCTCCCAAATGTGAGCCTGCCGCCTGGATAGAAGACCCTGAAACTGGTCGTTCCCTTGCACAAATGTTTGCTGAAGCGGGTCTGCCCGTGCTTAAAGCCTCCAAGGGTAAAACCCATGGCATCCTTAACCTCAAGGGCATTTTTAATAAGCGTGACCCCCTGGGGATTAAATTCTGCCCTACAGTCCACCGCACTTTGTGGGAAATCCAGCGGTACTGCTTCGACCCCAAAACCAACAAGCCTGTCGACGCTGACGACCATATGATGGAAGACTTGTACCGTTTAATGATTAACAACCCACAATGGATCAACGAATCCACGCCCAGTGAACCCATCACCGCTGAGCCCATCCTTTCCACTCTCAGAATTAACGACGATATTGGGACGGCAGATATGTCGCTCAATTAGGTTTGTATCAATTACAAATCATGACTATTACAACTATTTATAACGCAGTCGCACTAGGAACAACTTCAGAGGCGTCTAATGGCTCACCCACCAAAACTGTTCTCCAGGCGGGTACCACAGCGGTTATTCTAAACGCTAAGCTTACTAACGGTGACAACACCAACAAAAGCACCGGTATCCCAGGACAGTCGACGATGCTAGATGTTCGTTACGCCATAGCCCCTTTTGCCCTTACTGCTGACACCTCTCTTCCATCGCTGTTGAAGAACTCAGCTGGCAAACTTGAACTTCACGTCGATCGTTCTTCGGGCGGTGTCACCATTGATAACACGGGTCTTATCGCCAACAACGGTGGCAACCTTTACACCTGGTTTAACTCACCTGCTCTGTCTGCTGGTGCTACTATCACCCTCACCTCTGTTGAACTCCCATGAGAGCTAAATACGAATCCGATCTTGTTCCCATGCCGTCAACAGCGACGACATCTGGGGTGACGACAATTGCTGGTACCGCTGGACAGATAAATGTCAGTGGTCCGACTGGCAATGTTACTATGTCACTAGCTAGTGAAATAAATACTTTACCCTCGTCTTTTCTAGCTTGTCAACCCGCGCAGGGGCTGCTACTGCCGGGGACACAGGGAAGAGTGTATTGTAATCCCGCGCTTGGGCAGGTCAGTGGGTCAAAAGGGTGGATAGGGTGGGTGGATGTGCCTATAAGTAATTCTACCGCAATCGGACTCGCACAATTTTCGGTAGGTGGAGTCTACAACTCAGCTAGAGGCCTAGCTATCCTTGTCGACTCATCGGGGAATTTAGTGGTTGAATTGCGGGGTTCGTCGGGGACAGACATCAAGGGGGCGAATGTCAGCGGTTTCCGCGCCGCTTATGCCGGTAAGCGCATCCTACTTCGTGTCGAACTTGGCAGCACATTAGTGCTGTGGGCGAATACAACGGCACTATCCTATACTGACAGCGGCTATGGTAGTAATCCGCCTGCTTGGTCTGACGTAGTAGACGTAACCTATATTGACTCCGGGGCACTGGGGTCAAACGGTTACCCTTCATCCGGCTTCCACCGTTCCGCCGCCTACCTCGGTTCCTTCGCCACCGCAGAAGCAACCACGCTGGCGACAAAGGGGCAATATCCAAGTTGGTGGTACGGGAGTAAGCAATACCCAGTAGGAGTTGCACAGACTCCTGCTACTGGGAACTGGACAAGTGATGGCTCATGTACGATAAGCAATAATACACCTTCGACTATCACGTGGACCGATACTAATGGCGGGTTTGCGTACACTGGTGCCGGTGGCAGTATTAGGACTATCAGGAAAGGCACTAGGTTCTATGCCATGTTTACGGTGGCAAATCTAGTTGGAGCAGTAAACGCACGGTTGGTGAATGTTAATGGTTCTGCAGGTGCATCAATCACCTTAGTGAATGGATTAAATACAATACCATACATAGAGTCATTGGCGGATGGACCCTACGTTGAGCTCTCTTGGTCCGCTGCCTCTTCAGGAGATATTACGGACCTGCGGTTTGTCACCCTCGGCTGTATCTCCGAGATGGACCCCAACTGGAACGGGTTGGGACCTAATTACCCCGACTCGTCCGGCGCAGCTCGCGATTGGGTCTTGCCCACTAGTGGCGCGCCTGCTGCTATCACTCGCGATATTATCGGCCAGCGAGTGAACATTCGGGGTTCGATTCTTCACTCTGCCATTAGCAGTCTCGCAGGCACTACCCTTCTCACCGCCCTCCCTGCTGGCTGGGTTCCCGTTGAATTCCAAGCCAACGTCTCCGAAGGCTTCGGCACTGGCATCACCCTGTCAATTGGCACCTCAGGTACACCAGCCGCTGTGGTGTCAGCCCTAGACGTTTCAACCATCGCCTTAGTCCAAGCAGACTCCCTTAAACGTGTCCCCTTCTCTTTGACCGCAGCAACTAACCTATACTTCAAAAAGAGTGCCAGCACTACCACCGGCGCTCTTCTTGTTTACACCTTAACCTTAGAAAAGAAATACTAATATGACACCTAGCATAATGATCAAGCAGGTACGTCCAGATCTTGGCGCTGTCGAATGTCGGGTTGTGGACATAGATAACGATAGGAACATTCTTCGAGACGGTGACGTCGCTGAGATGACTATTGTTAATTCAACCACCTACGGTGAAATGGTGGCAGCTTGTGAGGCTGTTATTGTTGCTATACCGGGTTGTGAAACTTGGTTTTAATTTAACTATACGGCGTTAGGCCGATTTAACGTTAGTTTACTTCTATTCTACCATGTCATATTCTGGAACTATTGATGGACCGTATTTGATGCGTCAGTACCTGAATCTTTTGTCCTACTCGGACATTGTTAACGGTGCTACGCCGCCTGCAACGTTGTCGAAGCGTAACGTTGTTACAGGTGCTCAGACTCTCACAATGCAGCAATCCGGCTCGCTGTGCCTTTTCAATTCCGCCACGGGATACAATTTTAAACTTCCCGTCATCACCAACGAAAACATTGGAGCCTACTTTGACTTTGCTAACACGGTACTAAACACCGCAACAGCTTGTACCATCACCACTGCTGCTGCAACCACCTTCATCGGTGGTGGGGTTATTGTTGTTGTTGACGCTACGACACCTTCAGCTACCGTAGGTCCCAAGGGCTTCATTTTCAACGGCACCACGCATAACAAGGTCTCCATGGGTGGCAGTGATACCACTACCGGCGGCCTTACTGGTACTTGGCTCCGTCTGACCGCTCTTGATACCACCCACTGGGGTATTAGTGGCACCGTCTTTGCTTCAGGAACCATTGCAACTTGTGCTACGACTCAGTAATTCGTAGCCTCCTTAATACCACCCGGTCGGACTTCGGTCCCTCCGGGTTTTCAAGGTACTTATGCCTAACAATATCACTCCCTCGACAACGGCTCCTTCCGTTGGTCTTATGCAAGGTTCCTGTGAGATTCTTTCACAAATGCTGATTCAGCCTGGTTGGACAGACAAGCGTCGTGAACTAGTCGCTGGCGGACAGTTGGTAAACACGATTTTTGCCTGCACTGGTGATAGACCAGTTTATACTGGTGACATTACTGCTCAGGGGACCCCACTAGACCGGACGCATTTTAAAGAATTCTGTGACGAGGTAAATGACTGGGAACGCACGCCTATTACCCTTCCTTGTTCTGATTCGCAGTTTCAAGCTGCAGTAACGTGTTTAAAGTACTACACCGAAAACAAAAAGCTTGGTAGCTCAGTCTTTACCATAAACCTTCTAACAACCTTCAAGCTTCTCGAATAACATGACCCTTCTCGATCTTCTTTCTAACGCCGCTGGCGGTGGTGTGGTCGGCTCGCTGCTCCATCTTGGAACCTCGTGGTTTGAAACCTACCAAAAGAAGAAACAGACCGAGATTGAAATTATGCTGATGAAAGCCCAAATGGAGGCGGCTGCTAACAAATCAGCCTGGGATTCGTTTCAAGCTAGTCAGGTTGGTGCTAACGAAGAAATAATAGTGTCCGACAAAGCTTCCTTGTGGGTTATTAACCTAGCTGAGTGTGTTGACTGTTTCCGCTCAGCGACTCGACCGCTTCTTACCTGGTCATTACTTGTTTTTCTTTATATCGTCTACCTCAAATCTGACCCAACCATACGTGCTTCCATGACTAACGAAATCACTTTCGGCTCATTCACAGCTTTGTTCTGGTGGTTTGGTAGTCGGTACTCCAAGAAATAACTTACCCCTCACCACCTTGAGCGCCAAAACTGACCTAGAACAAGCAGCCAGCGATGCGGCGGATGTCATAGCACGATCCGCCAGTGAAGCTGTTAAAGCTATAGCTGAAGCTGCTAGCGAGGCGTTACGAGCCACTAGTGTGAAAAACGATAACGACCACGACATTCTTATTGAGGTTAGAACAAAACTAGAGGGACTCAAGAAAGACATTCAAGATTTGAAAGACGGTACTTCGACACAAATATCTGACCACGAAACACGTATCGTCAACCTCGAAGCCTCTAGGACTAAGCAAATCGTCATAACTAGCATCGGCACCGGTCTTTTATCTCTGCTAGCCTCTTTAGTTACCTATCACATACTAAAATAACGGTAGCTATCAACAATTGATCCTTACTAAATATGTTACCTGAAGTCTTTGAAGAACTTGCAAAGCCAACGCAAAACGCCTGTATTTCGGGATTGCTTCAGCGTTGTAAGGATTATTTAAAGTTATCTCGTGTTGAGATGGTTAAGCACTATCCCGACTGGGATGCTTACGATGCTGTCTATCGTGGTGAGCGGGCCGCTGATGACCAGGATGTAAAAGCCCGTGAGCGTAAAGAGCCGATAAAAATGGTCGTGCCGTTAACCTATCAGCAAGTACAAACCTTTGTATCTTTTTGTTATAGCGTATTCAGTCAGCGAGACTCTTTCTATGAACTTGCCGGCGCTGGTCCTGAAGACGAAAAAGCCGCTAAAGTTGGTCAAGCCGTTCTTGAGCGGGATTTGAATTACAACCGTTTCAAATCTGAAAAGATTACCCAATTCCTTACCGACATTGGTCGTTTCGGCATAGGTATAATTAAACATTCTTGGGTTCATGAAACCGTGCCAGTCATAGAGCAGGTCCCTGACCCATCCTACGTCCCAAACCCTTTGCTACCACCCACGGCAGTACCTATGATTTCTCAGGTTGCCGACAAGACCAAGTTTTTGGGTAACAAAATCATTGTGGTCAACCCGTATCGTTTCTTTCCAGACCCCCGCATCCCCATTACCCGTTTTCGTGAGGGTGAGTTTTGTGCTGACGAAATCGAATACGGCCGTGGCGACTTGGAAGCCATGGAGAAAAATAAGCAGGTTGGTGGCGTAGAATTCATTCCAGCGTTTCGACAAGAGGACCTAGATGGTCGGCGACTTATCTGGATCGGTAAAGATCCAATGCTGATGTACAACAATGTCCCACGCTTTGTTCTTGTCAGCGAGTTACAGCTTCGTCTTAACCCAGCAAAGTTTGAATACGCCCCGGGAAAGTTTCTAAATCCCCTTATCGACCGGGAGGTCAAATGCGTCGTTTGGATGGCGAATGACTCACGCATCATCAAACTTGAAGAAATGGGTTACGCCCACGATGATTTTACTTACGATGTTGCTCAGTTCACCAATGACCAACAGCGTTTCGTCAACTTCGGACTCGCTGAGGTTCTAGGACCGCTGCAAGAAACGATTTCATGGTTTATTAACGCTCGTATCACCTCCGTTCGTAAGGTTATTCAAAACTATTTAGTCGTTGACGAATCCGTTATCAACATCAAAGATCTTCAGGATCGCAACCCTGTAATTCGTCTAAAACGTGGCACCTCCGGCATGGACATAAGTCGCTACATTACGCAGCTTAAAGTTCAAGATGTCACCCAAAGTCACTTAAATGACTGCTCTTATCTCACAAAATATGGTCAAGAAGCTACAGGAATCACTGACTCAGTTCTCGGGCAATTCGCATCTGGTAGGCGTTCAGCATCTGAGGCTCGTAATGTTGCTCCCGCTGCTGCTGGTCGTCTCTTGCTCACTGCTCATGGTATTTGGGATTCGGCGCTTGGTCCACTCGGTCAGAAAATGCTGTCCAACTTACGTCAAGGTCTTGACGAGCCAACACTCATTAGAATCATAGGTGGTCAGTCACACACTTCCTATATCGCGGGTATGCAAGCTCTCATTGGTCAAGACCTGCCATTTGGTCAAGCCCCACTACCGCCCACCCCGCAAGGCCCACAATTTCAGCACGTTACAAAAGCTGACTTGGTTGGTAACTACGACTTTCTTGTATTTGACGGCTCACTCCCGTCAGAAAGAAACCAAGCCGCTATGACTTTGCAAGAGCTACTTGTTGCAATGTCTAAAGATCCTCGTCTAATTCTTGTCTTCCAAAAAGACCCAACATTACTAATCAATGAAATTCTCGATCTCAGAGGAATCAGAAACGCAGAGCGATTCAACCTTACCACAGAACGTGCGCAACAGCTTATGCTACTGGGTGGAGCATCCGGTAACACAGTTCCTACTGGAAAACCTAAAGGAGCAGGCGGAAACGCTAACCAGAGCAGTCCTGGACTCAGCGCCGGGCAGTCGCAAGGAGGAGGTCATACGGGAACAGGCAATGGGGCACATCCGGGGTCTTCAGTACCCGGCCAAGTTCATCCAGGGTCTGGTAGATGAGATTAAAGAACAGCAAAAACAAGAGCAAGAACAAGCTTCGCAAGTAGAAAATAAATAACTAAATATATGAAATTCCCAATTACGTTCTTCCGTAATTTTATAACCTACGCTGTTGATAACGGTGGTAGTGGTGAAAGTGGTGTGGCTCCTGCAACCTCAGAAGCAGCATCTTCTAACAACCCTTTCGCTCCGTCAACGGCTGAGCATACCAGCGAAGCCCCGGCAGAATCGAGTACTCCAGTAACTGAAGCGCCGGCAACTGCGGCCAAGCCAGCACCGGTCCAAGCCGCTGCTTCAATCCCAGCTACTCAGCAATCCGCTGTTGTTGGATTGTCTAAAGAGCAGCTTAAAGAGCTTGTTGACGCCGCACGTTCTCCCGCCAGGGTTGCTACTCCTCAAGAACCAGTTATGTCAGAAGAGGAGTTTAAAAAGGCATTTAACATCTTTGAAGCCACTCCCGAGATGTACGAGCAGATTCTTGGTGTAAAAGCTGACAGTCCAGCCCGTGTGGCCGCTCTAAACAACGCCCTTCAACAGGTGTCTCGTCAATCGGTAACAATCATGCGTTACCTTGTCGAGCAGAAAACAAAAGAGCTTCAGAATGAATTCAATACTCGCATTGCCCCAGTCACTTCCAATTTGCGAGCCCAGACTGAGCAGCAGTATTTTAACGAATTCACTAATATGTATCCTGGGTTGAAAGACTATCAACCTCTACTCAAAGAAATAGTCGACGCAGCTAGGGGACGTGGTGAGAAATTCGATTCCCCGCAAGCTGCAATGGAATTTGTCGCCAATAGAGCTAGTAAGGCGTTAGGTAAACCTCTTGACTCTCTCAAAGCCACGGCTTTGGTTGGTTCAAGATCTAGCACACAGGCCCCAACGCAGCAGCCTGGTGCACGGCAAATGTCCACCATGTCAATGGGAGGGCGCAGTGGTTCTTCTGGTGGGGCGGCAACCACGCAATCCACAGCCGAGCGTATATTCAAAATAGAACCGTAGTCTGCTGCAAAACCTGTTAAACAAATCACAAAATGGCTATTCTAGGTCTACTTAATTCCGAGTCCTTCGCGACTCAGCGATTCAAGAACATCCGTCGGTCGGTATTTTATTTCTACCCCAACGGCGCTGCTCCTCTCATGGGTCTTCTTTCTTTGATGAAGGAAGAGGTTACCAATGATCCAGAGTTTCACTGGTTTGAAAAGCGTCTTCAGCCTCAGCGTACCCTCTCGTACGCCATCGCTGCTAACGTCGCTCTTTACTCTGCAGTCTCAGCTGACTTCAGCGTTTGGACCACAGCTACTGGTAACGTAACACTGGCTGTTGGTAGTCAGTACGGTATCAAAGTAAACGCTAACGTCAACGGTGGCACTTCCAACTTCCGAGTTGGTCATGTTATTCGTTGGACGGGTTATGACTCTGTTACCACCACGCTCACTAACTATCTCGGTCGTGTTACCTATGTCGACGCGGCGAACAACCGCTTGGCTTTCACTTCGCTGGTGACTTCCAACGCTATCACCTACAACAACTCAACCGCGATCGGGACTGAAATCCTTATCGTTGGTTCAGCCTTTGCTGAAGGTTCTGTCGGGTCCTCGTATAACACCTATAACCTGCCTGTCGAACTGAGTAACTACACCCAGATCTTCAGGACCGCCTTCCAGATTACCGGCACAGCATTGAAAACCAGTGCTCGGTATGACGAAACTGGCCCCTACAAGGACCAGGCTAAAGAGGCTTCGGTCAATCACATGATCGAAATGGAAAAGGGGTTTATTTTTGGAACCCAGCTTCTGTCGACCACCAACGGCACCTATACCCGATATACTGGAGGCGTAATTTACTTCCTTCAGCAGTATCAAGCCCAATACTCGGTCTACCGTGGTGGTGACGGTTCCACCGTCGGACCTTCCGCTGTTACACTGGACACCGATGATGACTGTCGTATTATCACCAATACGAATAACTACATCACTGAAAAACAGTACGACGGTTATCTCGAACGTGTCTTCCGAGTCACCAACAACAAGGCTAATGAAAAGTTGGTTTTGTGCGGCTCTGGCTTCCTGAACACCATCAATCAGCTCTACAAGAGTCGAGCTGTACTCAATGGTGATCTTCCGCTCACTGAAACTTATGGTATGAACGTTGTCGCTCATCAGACTCCGTTTGGCAAGGTTTACTATAAGAGCCATCCGCTGTTCAGTCAGAACCCAATCATGCGTTACAACGCATTGTTCCTCGACGTTCTGAATCTTCGGTACCGTTACGTGAACGGTCGCGATACTGAGCTTCTTACCCAGCGTCAGCCGAACAACGCTGACTATCGTGAGGACGAATGGTTCTCCGAGTCCGGCTTGGAGCTGAACTTCCCTGAGTCTAACATGTACCTGCAAAACTGCCTCGACTATCGTTAAAATCTATGGGTGCCGTCGCTTCATCTGCTATCACACTTAACACTAACGACTCTGTTGGGACAGCGTCCAACAAACTCGTCGGTGCAAAGCGTCGATTCTCAATTGTGCTATCCTCACAAGGTGGCACTGCCGGAGATATTACTGCGTCAATGCTAGGATTCGCAACGATATACTCTGTTTTGTTGATCAGTTTCGTACCATCCTCTACTCTTACCAACATTGGTATTGGTACCGACGGTACTAACATCTTCACCTTCACGGCGATTGACGGGTCTACCGGCCCTGCTAACGTGACGGGAACACTAACCATCCAAGTTGAAGGAAATCCGCTATGAAAACTCCGAACCTGCGTGACCAGGAATATACCACCAAGAGTGGTACTCCTGTTTGTGAAACCAGCATGCTTAAGAGTGAGGCTAAAGACTCCCTCTCCGGCACGAATGTTTTGAAGCAGTACACCACCTCCGGTGACGCTGCTCCTGGTAAGATGGGCGGTGAGCCCTCGTACGGTAATTAGTAATCCGAGCCCTGGTAGGAATCAATCACTGATATTTACCAGGGCTCCAAGTACTTATTACGTCGGCACCTTCAATTATAGATTAACAAATGGCATACTCATCTTACATACAAGCAATGGTAGACAGAGTAGCTGCCTATCTTGGTAGATCAAGTACTGGGTTTACAGTCGGAACCGTGGACAATGTTCTGGCCGCAATAAATGATGCTAGATCACGGGCTCAACAGGCTTATGAGTGGCAGCAATTGCGGACCATTGGAGCTATTAAAATTAACGGCTCTTCGGGAGCCCCTTGGGCCACGCCAAATGCTGGTGGCTTTGGTCCGTATTCATCTGATACTCCAGGTACAGCTTTGTTACTGAAGAATATTAGCTCTTTGTGGACCTACACAAAGGACACTGCAGGTAATATGACCCCGACAAATCGCATTGACTTCTCGTCAGAGCGTCAGTTTGGGCACCTGTTACCCACTAATATGGGGTACCCATTTACCTCGTCAAATCCAGCCTTCCCTCCGTGGTATTTTAATACCATCCCGACACAACAGATGTTTGCTTATGTAATCGGGCCAACGATATTTGTTAACACTTGTAACTCCCCGTCATGGTTCATGTTCATGGGGACCCAGCGTTTGCCTGACCTTGTTGGGACCGAAACTTCCGACCTTTTTATTGATAAGTATCAAAACTGGTTGCTATACGCTGCTATTCAAAACCTAAACGGCTTTTTAAAAGAAGATCACCGCGTTGTAGTATCAGCAGCCTTGCTTACCGCAGCTTGGGCTGAAGCGACCTTTGATGATTCCCGAGCGGGTGGTATGGGAGAATGGGCTAACCTAGACTAACCATGTCTTCAACCTTTCAAGCAATAACACGTGTGGTTACACGTGGATTTGACCGGTCAGCACAGCGCCATTTAACCAAGCCCAACTCATGCTGGGATTTACTCAACATGAAACCTGTTCTTGGTCGGTTGGAACAGACTCCGTGGATGCAGACATTTACGGCTTTAACTAAACTAACAAGTGAGACGACTGATACCGCAACGCATTTTATTCGTTTAGTTAAAAACGTCGCTGGAAATTTGAGGTACTTGGTTCTTAACGAAACCAACGCTCGTTTTATTGACCCCACAGCACCAGCGACACAAACCCTTATCCCGTGTGTTTTACAAACTGCCAAGCCGGACAATGCGACCCTGACTGGTGAATGTTTACTCTACGGTATCAACGCGACGGACTTTGCAGCAGCTGGTGACCAGATAGACATTAAAATAGCTTCGTCTTCCACCTTTCAGGTACAGCGTAATGGTGGTGGTTACGGAGCAGCAGTACCCATAGCTTCTAGTGTTCTCCTATCCATCAACGGTCTTTACGTAGCTTTTCAAGGAGCTGGCGCATTAACAGATTTCGTTAACTTCACTCCTGGTCAAATTTGGTCTTGGAAACGGTTCGATACCCTACCTGCAACTGATTATTCCAACACCACGTTTAATCTTTCATACCCGTCAGACTGCTACAATAACGATATTTATATCGGTGGTGTAGCTAGAAATATCTTACGGGTTCGTAATAATTTTATCACCTCGGTTGGGTACACAAGAGCTTATGGTATGCACGTGGCTATATTTTATAACCACCTGTTTATCAGCCAATACGCCCCTGGAGTCTACAGTGCTGGCAGCGGAATTGTGGACGGTTATAATGCTCAAACAACACCATTTACTCTGGGCTGGTCGCACTTAAACAATCCCGATCAGCTCTTCGCTACGTTGATAAACGAAGCCGATCAAAAAACTTTGCCACAACAGCAATTTTATGAACTAGCTAATATGGGTATAACCGGTCTAGCTCCCTGGAGAAACCTGTTGTACGTGTTTTTAACCGACTCTATTTGGTCTGTTCAATACGTTGGCTTGCCTAACGTAATGCTGATTAGCCCGTTAAACAGTAATGTTGGTTCCTATTTTAAATCCGGTGTAGTCCGAACCCCAACAGGCATTTACTTCATCGGTAGAAGCGATTTCTACTGTATCAGCGAATACGAGCCAGTATCAATCGGGCTTAAAGTACGTACAAAGTTTTTTACTGAGATTTGTGCAATTAGCGATAATAACCACCAAAGAACTTTTGGGTTCTACAACCCGTATTCCAAGGAAGTTATTTGGACTTACTGGGTTTTAATTAGTACAGGGGTGTATCAAGTTAGACAAATTGTATACAGCGAAATCACCCAAGACTGGTATTTTCGTAACATACCCAGCACCTCTTCGGGATATTCTGATTCATACGCTGGTTGTCCGCACTATAATACGTTTGGTCAGAATATATACGGTTATAACCAAAACCTCTATATAGACCAGGCAGCCGGGGCCACTACTGGTGCTTTGATGGATACTTATATCGGTGGCGTCGCTGCTTATACCACTCCATTTTTTGAAACCCCGTTTTTGGATTTTAACGACCCGTATCATATAAAAGAGTCTTCTGGTTTACACATTGATGCCAGCTGGGTGGCTGGTACTCAAATCCAGGTTTCACAAGCTACATCTGACTTAATTGGTAACGGCAACCCCACCATGGTCGCTTTGACCCAAAAATGGACACCGAATATTTCTCCAGAGGTTAGACTGTCCGCGCCTCGCACTAGTTTCCGTCAGGAAGCGTTTAAATTTGAAATACAAAAAACAGTACCTCCAGTTTATGGCGCAGTTTTCAACCTATTTCAAGAATTCGTATCTGGTCCGTCAACAACTGTTGAAAAATGAGTAACTTTGTTACGCCAACAATTTCAGTTGCGTATTCCAATGACATAGCGTCGTTGACGACAAATATAAATTTGGCGTTGATGACGTATGGCCAGCAATTACAGCAGTTGGCTGACTCTCTCAATTCGACAAAAACTATAACAACTCCAGATTCTTCTAGTGGTGGAACTAGTATTTATCCGTTGGCACCGAATAGCGTTAATACAGTTAATATAATTAGACAAGCTGTTACTAGTTTGCAAATAGCTAATGCGACTATCACAGAAGCGCAAATAGCAGTTAACACTATTACCGGTGGCTTAGAGGGTAACTTAGCAGCCGCAACTATTGAAGGGTATAATATAAAAGCCCGCACTATTCAGGCTTTAAATATAGCTGCGTTAACTATCAGTGGTAATGAAATAGCTGGTAATACTATAACCGCTGATAAATTGCTAGTCTTGAAACTTTCAGCTGTGACGGCTGATATGGGTTCATTAACTTCAGGTGACATAACAATTAGTAACACCGGATTCATTCGTGGCGGAGCGACTGATTATAACACAGGAACCGGTTTCTGGATGGGATATAGCGGTGGTGCGTATAAGTTCTTCATCGGCACAAATTCTGGTAATAAGCTGCTGTGGACCGGAACAGCGTTGGAGATTGCTGGAACCATAACAGCCAGCGCCGGAGCCATTGGTGGTTGGCTTCTTGGAGCAACATCGTTATCAGCAAACAATCTCATACTAAGCAGTACCGGTTCTATCCTCGCCGGGACTCTTGATGACGTTATTAGCATTAGCTCCACCGACGCAACTTATCGTCTTTGGGTAGGTAACGCCTCTGCAGCCTACGCAGCGTTCTCTGTTACTAAAGCTGGTGCAATGACAGCCACTAGCGGTTCCATTGGTGGTTGGCAGCTATCATCATCAATGATATACGCTGGAAATACTGTTCTTAGTTCGACAGGACTATTAACTTTAGGTACTGTTAATGACGTAATTTGTTTGAGTTCTGCGGATGCTACATACCGTCTTTGGGTTGGTAATGCTAGTGCTGCTAGTGCTGCATTTTCAATAACAAAAGCGGGTGCTGTTTCAGCCACGAGTGGTTATGTTGGTGGTTGGGAACTTTCAGCGACTAAATTGTCTTCAAATAATGTCATTCTAGACTCGGCTGGAACACTATCCCTCGGGACCTACAATGACATTATTCGTCTTTCAGCCACTGATACAGATTATCGTTTGTGGGTTGGTGACGCAGTTTCTGGTAGCGCATCCTTCTCAGTAACAAAGACTGGAGTTCTATACGCCAAGGGTGGGTCTGGCGATAATATATACAACATATCCACCACTGGTTCGTCTTTTGGCGATACTTCTAGTCACTATTTCATCTTTACCACCGGGATTGAAAGCCCCAACATGGCACTTAAGGGCTATATTGGAGCCCTTTTGACTGTTGAATTGGGTGTTAACTCTGGTAGTGGTTCAGCATCATATCTGTACCTCAAAGGTGCGGTTTATTGTGAAACCTTAACTTTCCATTCTGATACTGTTTTGTATAGAAAAAGTGCTGGTATTTTTAAAACCGACAGCAGTTTTGAGGTTGGAGCAACTTTAACTGTCGGTACTGAAATAGCTGTTGGGACTAATGGCATGATTATTGACAACGATTCTTATTGCCGTATTTTCAAATACGCTAGTGCCACCTTAAAAACTGAAGGCAATTTTATCTTTGGCGGTAGTTTGACAGTTTATGGTAACACCACACTAGCTGGTGGCTTAATCTCTTACGGGGCTAATGACTCAGCTGGCACTGGTTATCGGTTAGTTAAAGTACCAAACTAATTTTACTATGCAAGTAATGCGTCTTACTTCAGTCGCTCACGTAATTCATTACTGGGATTTCATAGCAGAAGCTTTGATGTCCATATCGGAAAAAATGCGTGATCCATTTGACGAAGAGCTAGTGCGAAAGACAATGATTAACCTTGTTGTGGATTTAGAGCATGCTTGGTTAGGGATAACCATAGATAATATGGGTATCCCGCTAGCCTTCGGTGTAGTTCAAGAGTGCACTCCTGATTTTGACGAACACCGTTATTTTGTTGTTCGCTGGTTTTACCACACCCCCTGCAAATTTGATGCAACTTTGACGCTTATGACAGCTTTTGAAACTTGGGCTAAAGAGCACAAAATTGAACGCTACGCTGTGACTACTAAACGGTCAGCAGGTGAAGCTATAAAATGTTTCCAGTCCAAACAATTTGGATTTCGTAAATGTTTCCTAACCTTTGAAAAGGAACTCTAATTATGCCGATGTTTAATGTACAGAACTATTTAGCTACGCACCCAAATGTCGTCAACACTTTTATTGACGACCCTTTGGCTAAACAAACTTACGGTACTTTGGATAACTTTGCAATTGCAGATGCGAAGGGTAATGGTACTCCAGAAGAGAAAATAGCTGCTAACGGTACTCAGGTTATTGATTCTGGTGGGATGCTGACTAATAACCCGACACTACCAGTAGAGACCGGTCTTGGTAGTTTAATAAACGATGCTGCGAAAACTGGAGCTGCTGGTGCTACTGTAAACCCGAATACCCAAGAGGTCATGGCAGCTAATCAGACTGGAACAACGCAGTCTTCTGGGTTAACGAATACAAGTGGAACGCAGACTCAAACGGGGACCAAATCCAACAACACCTCGCAAAATCAGGTCACTAATAGTGCGCAGGCTGGTACTACCATTGGCAGCACGGGTAGTAATACCTCGGGAACATCCACTACTGGGCAGACTAGTCAAACTGGTACCACAAATACTGTCACCCCGACAGACACTTTGGGCTTTGGCCAGCTTTTGCAAAATCAAGTAACTGGTGCTCAAGATGCGACTGCGACACAACAGAGTTTTCTTAAGGACCTGGTGGCTAATGGTCCTGCTAACCAGCAAGCACTTACCGCTAGAGCGGTTAACTCTGCCTTATCCGGTCCTGGGATGGTCGGGGCTGGTGATAATGCTCAAGCTAGGGCTGCTAGTGATGCCGCTTCAACAGTTGCTACAAATGCGTTAAACCAACAATTAGCTGCAGCTGGACAGCTAGCTAATAATACACAGGTGACTAATCTCGCCACGGCTGGTAACCCTTATGTCGGTTCCTCCTCAACAGGTGCAACAAATACGACAGCTAGCGGCACGACAAACAGTAATCAATCAACTGGTGGCTTTTCAAACACTGCCACTAATAACACCAACACCGAGAATTTAATCAATAACTTAAATTCTTTGGACATTTCATCGTTAATCAATAAAACCGATACCACAACGAATGAGCAGCAGGCTGGTTTATCCAACGCCAACTCTTCTCAAGTAGGAATTGGTACCGTTCCTGAAAACAGTACGTCAAGTGCTGGTGGCTGCTATGTTTGTACCGATTTTGTTGACCGTGGTTTAATGCATCCAGGGGCAATACGTCGAGCGGCCCGTTGGAAGCTATCGCAAACGAAATATCACAAATCCCTTGTCGGGTATTCCATTTACGGCCCATTTGCCGCAAAGCATCATCTTGTACCCCGTAGCATCGCTAGGCTCATACTGTACGAAGAGTGCAGACTTGCCGGTGTTAAAGTGCCAAAACGCACCGATGCTACGGGGTGTCATGCTATTTTTCACTATTTCTCAACAATCGTCGCAGTTCTTACTGGACAAAATAAAATTAAGCAGTGCGAACCTTCCATGGTTGCAATGCTGAGTCGAAACAATTTGATTTTCAAGGTCTAATATGTCAATGCATCAAAAAGATTGGTTGTTGGCTGGTGGTGCGTCATTGGCTGCATTAGCTGTTTTAGCTAGTGGTGGCCTACTTGGTCCAGAAGCCGCTGCTTTGATGGGGGCTGGTGGGACGGGTGCTGGGGCTACTGGTGCAGGAGCTGCCGGAGCAGCGGGTGCTGCTGGTGCTGGAACAGGTGCCGCAGCTAGTACAGGAGCGGCTGCCACGGGGGCTGGATTAGCTGGTGCTGGTACAACTGCTGGAACCACAGCTGGTGCTTTAGGTGCTAAAGCCGGTGCAGCGGCAGCAGCTCCGTGGTACTCTGGACTCGGGTTATCCGCAGCTAAAGGCGCTGCAGGTACTGGAGCTGGTCTTGGTGCAGCTATGCTAGCCCAACCGGATATTTCGTCGTCTTCTGTTGGTCCTGGGGTTTTAAATCTCGATCAAATTGTTCAGCCTCAGCAAGTTCAAGCGATGGTAAACCATTCGGACCCAGCATCTAATTCTGGTTATTTTCTCCCAGCACCCTCACAAGAGGAACAGTTGGTACAGTTACACAAACTGGGTTTTCTGTAAACTAAAATCTTATGCCACTTCCTACTGCACAATTGGGCCAGTTGCCCTCGATGAATTTAGCACACTCTGGGTCTAAGCAGGTTTTAGAACCAGCTTGGCACAAAGCGTTGACAGCATTACTAGTTGGTATGGCTGGTAAGGCCGCTGAGACTGGTGTCGGTAATGTAATGGCGCCAGATTATACGCCGCAAGCGGTTGCTGCAAAATTGCCTGGTACTAGTCCTGACGATAAAGAGCAGCCATGGTATAGTCAGGTCCTTCATGGACCTAAGTGGGATAAAACAGCGTATCAAACTGGTATGCGGGATCAGGCTGTGAATAAACGACTTGACGCCCAGGATGAAAGACTTGCAAAAGACCTGGGGTTGAAAGAGAGTGAGTTAAAAGCGTTAAATGATTACCGCTCTAGCGAACTCGCTTTGCGTCAAAAAGAGTCTGGTAATCGTGAAGCTGAACGCCAGGATACTACAAATCTCAGAAAAACTGAGATGGAGAATACGGATAATTACCGTAACCAGCAATTAGCTCTTGAGCAGCAGCGGTTGGCACTGGAGCAGGGCAGGTACGCAAGTGAAGACCAGCGTTGGCAAAGTTCCCACGATCCGAGTAACCCACTAAACGCTTCTGAGGTAGCACTTCGTCAGGCGCAGATTGAGAACTATAATCGTCAATCTGACCCTTCTTATGCTGCCAGGGTTAAAATGGAGCAATTAAAAGCTCTGGGTATTGATCCTCGAACTCTTTTTGGTGGTACAAACGCTACAACTGGTCAAGCACCGACTAATAATAGTGATTCTTATACACCTCATGAGACAATGACACCTTCAGTACCTGGAAGTGCTCCACAGGAACCGTACAAAGGGCTCGACTTAAGTCCATTACTTGGCACCCCGCAGACCCCAGCCTCTGAAAGTCCGCCGACGACACAAAGTATTTCCCCCACTGAGGCTGTTCAGGAGCGTGAGAGAGCAAACACTGCAGCCGGGACGTCTTCTCAAATGGGACAATCCCAAAGCATGTCAGCCGAGCCAGTGGAGCAAGCGCAGCCGCCCATTACACAGGCTCAGCCGTTGACACAAACGGTAGGAAGCTCTGGTTATCCGAGTGACGCACTGGCTTTGGTCCGACCCGCTCAAACTCCAAATAGTCCCACTGGTATTTTGCCGTCTTCAGCGAGTAATTACATGCCGCCCATTACATTTGACCCGGAAACGCTTAGACGCGCGGCTTTGCTAGCTAAGGTTCTCGGACATGGTCAAGGTATTGGTGGTACTACAAATTCAGCAGGTTCTGGTGGACTCCCAACTGGTTATGGATAATCTAAATATTGCATCATTGGTAAATCCCGACACAACTCTTCCTGTCATTGATGACGAAAAGAGTAAGTATCAAAAGTGGCTCGCACAAAATCCTAACGGCCCTCCTGTAGATTTTGCTACGTGGCGTGCCGGAACTGCACAGTCGGTTCAAAATGCGCCGCAGTTGACTGAGATACCAAAACCGTCTTTACAGGACTACATTAAAGGTATCGGTAATGCACTGTTTTCACCGGGGTACACAGAACCTGGAATAACAACCACAAAGGGCAATGATATTGAAGGGACTGTGACATCTCCAACGCAGCAGGTAGGATTACTGGGGAATGAATCTGCGTTATCCGGCGAAGCTGCTAAAACTATCGTCAGTCCAGCTGATGCCCTATTCGGTACGGGTACTAAAATACAAGATGTTGCACAGCAAGTTGGTGAATCCATGCCAAGGTTTGTGGGTGCGGCAGCTGTGGGTGGTGTACCTGGAATGATAGCTGATGCTGGTGCTCAGCGGTACGGTGAAACTGGATCGGCCGCCCAAGCTGCACTAGGTGCTGGGGAAACTGCTTTGACCCTAGGACTGGCCAAATATGGTGGTCAGGCTGGTGAAAGATTCGTGTCTGACCAGCTTACTAAACTAATCTCTCCTGAAGCGACTGACGTTGTTGGTCAAACGCTTAATCGTGGTTTAGCTAACGAAGCCTTGGCCGGGTCAATGCCTCGGGTTGGTCATGTTGCGGGTGCCGTAACTGGCGGTGTGTCTGGTATAGAATTGGGTCATCAGATTGAAACTGGTGGATCAAACCCATTCACCGTTGAAAATATAGCCAGCGATGTTTTAGGTGGTGCCATGATGGCTGTGCCGGAGTCTATTAGTGCTTTTCGTAGCGGACCAAATGTTCAAGGGGCTAGATCGTTGCTAGATAGACTGTACGGTAATAAGACCGAACCAGCGTTTTCTACTGAAACCCCTGACATGCAATTTCAAAAGCTGCTCGGGCAGTCAGTATCAACAACTGATATAGACCCGCAATGGCGGCGAGGGTTGGTGGTAACAGGACTACAAAATCTTGGAAAAGTGATAGACCCACAAGAGAGAGCAAGTCAGCTTAGTCAATTGACCGAGGCTGTGATACAGTCGCGGGACTGGAGTGGGTTAGAAACTCAAGCTGATACTGGAGCTAAGATGGCTTATATAGCACCACCGACAGATGCTGCTGGGTTGGCAAAACTCGTACAACAGGTTAATGGGTTGAAATCAGATGTGCTGAACAAACTTGATGAGATGGTGGCTAGTGGTGAAACAAATAGTATCTCGTCAACAGCGTATAAACAGCTCGCTGAACAAGGGTTTTTAAAAGAGACCATAGATTTAAATTGGCTGCAGAAGAACTATGATGAAAACCTGCAAAGGTCTTTGTCGAATTCTGATACCAATGCTTATTCTATGTTGGTACAGCAATTAGCCAACCGTCAAATCATTCTTGCTGAGGTGGCTAAAGAGGCTCGTGGTGAAATGTTGACCAGGAAGTCTATAGAATCACCAGAATTGACGTCCTCTAAGCTGGAAGATAGACGGGTAATCACTAATTTCTTTGACACAGTGTCGAAGATACAAAACCCTGAAATACTGGGACAACTGTATGACAGGTTTAATTACCAGGAAAGCCTAGACAACTCTAAAAACTTTGGAACAACTCCGAAGTATATGAATGAGGTGACTGAGGTGGTGAATAAAATAGCCGCTGGTAAGACGCCGGAACAGCTGGCTAGTGTCGACTGGCTAAATACACCAGTAACTGTGCAGAAGCGCAGTGTTAACTACGAAGGTGGTGTTGAAACAAGAACGTTACATGATGAAACCGTAACTCTTGGCGACTATCTTTCCAAGGATGAGTTTGGGGTATATACTCGTAAAGTTTATGGTCGACCTGAAGGTCAAAGCCAGCGTGAAATTGCTGCTGGTATTCAACCACCACATGCAGCCCTTGAAAAGGTTCAGGATTTGAACCAATCTAGTACGTGGGCTGAAACTGCTGATAAGGTGAGAACACAAATCAGCAGTATTGATGATAAAACTGCTTGGTCAAAACTCGTTGCACCAGCTTTGATGGGTGACCGGCAGTTAAGGTCTGATGTTGTAGCCAGATTATCGCCAATCGCTAAGGACTTGGTAATGGCTATTTTTGAAGCTGGACCAAAAGTAACTGGTGGTGAAGAGGGGTCTAGGATTTTGGGTGAAGCTGGTAAAAGAATTTTAAGTGCTTTTGGTGGCAGTACATTAAAGGACCGATCGGAGTATGGACAGCTAGTTAAACGGCTTAATGACATTTTTGGCCAGGGTGGACGAGATGCTGGACAGGTTAGACAGGAGATTATCCGCCGAGCTGCTGAAATGGCTGGGGTTAAAGGGCCTGAAATTGAGGCTACGGGTGAAAGCCAGGCTAGTGGGACTGGTAAAACATCAGTTGGTTTAATTAAACAGGGCATTACTGGCCCCACTGAAAACGAGTTTAAACTTAGTCAGCCCAAGCGACTCGAAATTAGTAACGCTGAGCAGGACTTATACCGTACCTTGCGACGTGGCTTTTTAAATCTGGGTTTGGAACCTGAACTTGTTGATAGGAATACCACCATTGGCTTGCAGATATTAAACAATATTAACAACCCAGATATAAAGTTCGTGAGGTTGAGTCCGAGAAACGCCTATCCAAATAGTAACGAAGCTGGAACATTAACTCGCGACGATATGTTTATTGCTGGTGTGCATGGTAAAATTAGCGATTCACCAGTAATTGGGTTGGCAGTGGAGCATACTAGTGGTCAAGCACCTAAAGAACTTGCTGTGGCACACCTTCTTGGTGTCCTTGGGCATGAGTTGGTACATGATATACAAAAGCAAGCCGAAGAATGGGATGGGTTGACACCGCCAACGATCTATACCAAAGAGCAAATTGGCGCGTGGAGACAACTCAACGCTGTGGCTTCTACGTATACACCGCAAAGACGGTACGAATTTCTGCGGTTGTTGTCTGATATGGTGATACCTAGGGATGTGCTGTACGATAAGAGTCTTGAAATTGATCCAGTTTGGGACGGAAATCTCAGGTATGGCGCTGGGATACTGGAGAATATGAAATCGTCAGACACTGAGTTTGTCAACGTCTTTGCTCAAATTATTGTCGCTGGACTGGTATCTGGTGGTAATGGAGTTAAGACTACACCAGAATCAGTTTTCATGCAGTTACCTGAAGAACAGGTGCTATTTGCCAAGGGTGTATATCGCAGTGTACATGATATGTTGACTGTGATTAAACCAGAAATAGAAAGAGTCATACAAGCAATTCATGATACTGGTGTCCGTGACGATTTTAAAGCAACACCGAGTTATTATACTACACAATTAACCTGGTTAATTGACCGCAGTTATAAAATGCTGGTTTCTAAAGAGCCTGCTAGGTCTTTAGCTAGGGCACAGGCGATAGTAAAAGCCTTGGATGGTAAGGAGTGGCCTGGGCCTATACCATTTGTGTACTTCCCTAAAATATCTGGGGTGACAACTAGTAAGGATAACGAGATTGAAAGAAATGTTATCCAAGATACTCATGATCTGTTTTTCGGGTCAGCTGGTCAAAAAGCTGTTGTAGCACCTTCGTCACCGGTGCCTAATAATCCACAAACTCAGCTATCCTTTAAAGAACCTGATGAAGATTTGCCCGTAAAGGTTAATATTGGGTTATACTGGAAAACCTTAGGTCTGGTCCAGCAAAGTTTGGATCACCTCTCCAGACGTGGTTTGCCGCTCGCCAACGATCTAGGTGATCTTATGCGCGGGTTTACTCCCATGCAGAACAGGATTATAAATAGCGTGTGGGAGCCGTTTTTGACAGTTAACGGCAAGCCCGATAAGACCAACCCGCTGATCACCGCAATAAATGATAAGAGTGTACAAGGTCGGCGAGACGTGGTGACAAGAAATAAGCTAATTGACTGGGCGCAAAAGCACAGTGAATCACCGCTGGAACAAGATAGTAGTGGTAACTGGCAGCTAACCCAAAAAGCGTCAAAAGATTTTGTAAGTAGTGACGTCAATCAGCGAGTCATTGGCGGTGTGAAAGCTTTGGAAGATGTCGGGAATAGAACTGGATTAACCATCGTTCACGCCAGACAAGATTCAGTAGCGATTAGAGTTGCGAGACTAATCATGGTTGTTGAAAGACGCCAAACGAAGTCCGTTCCTTGGGACGTGGCGTATGATAATGCTACTAAAATTGTACAAGGACTGGTGTATAAGCAGCCAGCACTTGTGAAGCCGTCACTTGGGCAATATTCACCTGATACACAAACGGCGGTGATGGGTATGCTGAGTACTGGATCTAGTAAAACTGGTGCGACTAAGGATAGTTTAATTGACAAGCTACAGGAACTAAAAAATCAAGTAATGGCTAAGACCTGGTGGGTTAGTGAACAGCGACCCGGAACGCATTTGGTTATTTCGTGGCAGAATGGAACCCGTAAGGTTGACGGGGCACAGAATAAACTAGAAGCATTACGGATTAAGAATCAGCTAGAAGCCGCTGGGTATGACAGGATTTCTATTGTGGACAAGAGTGAGCATCAAAGAGAGTTGAACCTTGAAGCGCCCGAAGGACTGTTGCTTGATTACAAGCGTCTCGAACAAGAGGCGTTGGATAGGTATTTAACCCAAAATCCAAACGGGTTGACAATGGATGAGTTAAATACTTTACGTAACTTTGGCCCAGAACCCGGTATCGCAATAGAAAAAGCGATTGAACAGCGTGGGGTGAATAAGTATCTCATTCATCGTCGTGGGGTGCCGTCAGCGTTGGGACTGGATTACGCTGATAATATGCGAGAGTATGTCAGCAAATTGGCTAGTACTGTAGCTAGACAGCATCTTAGTCAAAAAACCGCGTTAATTCTTAGCGATGACAGGTTGATTGGTCAAGATGAATTAAAGGTCTTCATGGACCATGCATTGAATCAGTTATTCACGCCAACCAGTGACCTTGAACGATCGGCAAAGGGTGCGGTTGGCGGATATTATTTGGCTGCCAATCTATCATCTGGCGTGGTTAATATGTTCGATGCGGTGAATATATTACCTGAGACTCTTGTAGCTAACGGGGCTGACGTTAGTAAGGCGTACCTGCATGTCTTGCAAGGTATAAAAGACGTCACGTATTTTTTCCGTAAGGATAATCAAGCACAAATTAACGCAGATTATAAAAACGCACAGTTAAAATTGATGTCTAATCAAAAACTAACACCTGAGGAAACTCGGGCGTATGGTTTCATGACAGCGATTAGAAACAAAGCCATTGATAAAGGACTGCTTCAAGATGTGTTTGAAGACCAGGATTTAACCACGTTGATAAAGCGTCAGTTTGGGTATCGTGGCGAAACCAATATCAGTAGTGCAATGCTATCAAGCGATGGATTGTACAGACTTATTCGTGGTATAGTAGCTATACCTAGGTTTGCACACGGGTTTAATAACCAAGTGGCCTACATGGCTGGTTTGGAACAAGGTATTGAACAAGGGATGGATATTTATAAAGCCACCCAGCATGCAGATAAGATTAGGTCCTTAGGAGTGTTTGCTGGCGGCAAGACTAACATGCCTAGTTACATGGGCAGGTATGGAAATGAAAATTCTATACCAATCATGCGAACTTTTCACGTGTTACAACAGTATACCTATGGTATATGCGGCCGCTGGATGAACGATCTTAGCGATTCTGTCTCGAATGACCCGGGGTTAACCCCGTTACAGAGGTTACAAGCTAAGAAGGCCCTTGGGGTACTGACTGCTACTGCTATCACTGTTGCAGGGTTGATGGGATTACCGATAGCTGGGTTGCTGATATTGTCGGATAAAATCTTCGGAACCAATTTTGAGGTTGACACCCGCAAAGGTATTGCCTGGCTAGCTGGTGCGGATAAGGATAATACCGGGTTGCGCGGGCTGGTCACTGAAGCTGCTATGAACGGCGTGCCAAATCAGTTACTCGGTGTTAATATTGGACCACGCGTTGGTGTGGCTAACGCTTTTGGGTTGTCAACGTATAATGGGTTTAACCTTACCGACATGGTAGCAGCCGCGTCGGTAGTGTCTCAAATCTCTCAGGGCCTAGGGGAGTTAGCACAGGGCGAAACACAAAAAGGCGCCACTGATTTGGCGCCTGCGTTTCTAAAAAGAGCGGTCAATACCGCGTTTAATAAAACCAAGTATGGGGATTATAAATTACGTGATCCTCAGGGTAAAGAGTTAATGAGCCCAACGGGGTATCAGTTGCTATCGTACCTCAGCGGATTCAATCCGTCACAAATGTCCGAACAGCAGAGGTTGAGACTACTGGTACAAAATTCCAATAAGCAGTTTGAACAGGAGCAAACTCGTTTAAAAGACGATGCGGCTGCAAAGTTATTGAGAGGCGATCGCGGTCCAGCTCAGAGTTTAGCGCAGAAAGAGTTGAGAGAGAACCCACACCAACTTTTGTCTGACCCAACTGCGCCGATGAGGTCAATTGCAAATAGAGCTGCTGAGCTGAGTCAACCTCGTGATCCGCTAGCTGCCGTTCCGTTTGGTAACTCTCGACAAGCGTTAGAAATCGCACAAACTTTCCCAAAAGCAAGTATTCCCCAACGGTCGGAATTGGAGTTTGCAAAAGACAAAATCTCAATACAAGCTCAAACCGGTTCTTTGGAGCCTGAGCCGGCGAAGGTTGTGACTCACGCTGCAATGATTGATTTGCTGGTTCAGAAGGGCATGACAAAAGCTCAAGCTGAACGGGTGGTTGAAACTCTTGGGTTGTAGTCATTTATCGGTCCTCCAGCGGTTGAAGTTTGGGTGACGTAACGAGCCACTTTTAAATCGAAGTTTGGCGGTTACTTCAAACCACGTGTTTTGGTATCTAGGTTGGTTGGCCCAAATTTCAATTCGTTGGGAGTCTGTAAAACCACCCCCAACTTTGACGGTTACGCCAGTGAAGGTTTTACCAATTATGGCTCCAAGCATACCAGTAAGGCGGCCAGTGCCTTCGATGAAACCGATGGCTAGGAGGTCTTCGGTAACGGTACGTTTTTCACGTATGATGGGGTCGCTAAAGTCGCCAACAGAACGACGGTAGACTACACCTTCAAAAGCTTCCGTGGCAACTTGTGAATCCCACAAAGCCTTGGCTTGGTTGATGGGGTAACATTGAACCAATTTAAAAGCGAATGGCAACTTCAGGTGAATTATTTGAAGGATCTTGTATCGTTCTCGGTATGGGTAGCTTCTGATGTCGGCGTTGTTGTAACAAATACAGTCGAAAAGGTATTTGTATCCAAGCCAGACTGAATCTATGGCCCATTGGGTACCGAGTAGGTTTTCCCCAAGAAGTGTAGCTTTTTCGTTACCAAAGGGTGAGGGGTAGCCATATTCGTATACACGATTCGATGACGAAAAATGGTCGATTCCGAGTGAGGAAAATTCCATTCGGTCGAACCAGCCGTCGTACTTTAACTGAACAATGTCGCAGCCCCTTTCAAGGGCGTTGGCTAAAGTGCCATCTTTGTAGGTTTGTTCTATAAAAGCCATGGTGTGTATTAGTTATTGATCCTTACTCGACAAGACGGATAACAACTCGTTTTATGGGGTTGTTAGGTATTGACTCTTGCATGCGCTCAATTTTACCTGTTTCTTCGAGATGCTTAAATATCTGGTCCATTTCAAGCCAGTTAGCTTCGTTAAAGAACATTGCTCGAAGCTGTTTTTCTGGAGTGGCGCGGACTTTGAAAACTAGGTCGCCATTTTTGTAGTCCCGCATGGGCAAGGCACGAAGGACTTCGATGACTTTGTTGGCGACTGGGTTAAGTTCGTTACGACCAAGACCAGCGAAGACCTTACCCATGTTGACTTCGGCAAGACCTAGAAGGTCCAGGGCGAATTGCAAATTGTCAACGGTGATAACACGGTCTAGTTTTTCAGATAAAGAAATCAACGTGGCGATTTTGAGAAGCTGTGCGTGCTTGGATTCAAAGTACCCAACCAGCATTGGGTGTGGCGCTGGACGGTTAAAGTTTTGACAATACCAGTTCTCATAAAATGCCTTAGCATCCGGGGACCAAATCATCGGACCTCGAACTGTTTCCTTAATCTTTTTCGCATGAGCCATGAGTTCTTGCCAACCGCGTTCCATTGTGGGAGTTAAAACTGGAATGGGTATTGGAGAACCTTTTGTTGACTCGTAAACAAAAATAGCTCGGCGACTAAAGCCGCCAGAGATGACGTCCTGTTTGAGATAAATAGTTATCCAGTCTGGCGTGGTACAGGCAAGAAGACATAGGTAAGGGCCGTTAATAACGGAGTCGCCTTTGTTTTTTGTACGGATGTCGTAGTAGTCCTGGTCGTAAATGGTGGTAAGAAAGTTTATCATACCGAGGCCACCGGCGCCGAGAAACTCGGATAGCTCGGTAACGACACAGGTCATGGGAGAAAAGACTTTAAATTTGTCGTACTCCTTTGGCATGTCTTTTATTACACATTCTGAAGCGGCCACGTCAAGGACCAGCTTTTCTTTGGTAACGCACTCGGCTGAGAACGGAAGACCCAAGGCACGAATAATGTTCTTGGCTGGGGTCATAGCGGTAGTTTTACGATTACCACTGGGGCCGACAAGGACTACGTAAAGGTTTGGGGTATAGTTAAACGACCCCATGTCTACCCAAACGCGACGTCCCACAATTGAGGATAGTGCAATAAGACCAGAGAATATATGATACGTCGGATGCGCTTCGTTGCCGGAGGAATAATCACGGTAAGCTGAAAGAAATGACATGATGTTATTCGATTAAATCGTGTTTTGTGTCGAGCCATGAAGTTCCCCACCCACCGTCGGCTGGAATAGAAATAGGGATGTTATGGACGGTGAGAGTGGTGCCGAAGTAGGATCGAAGCTTTCGATGCGCCCATTTTCGTATTGAAGAGTGATTTTGACCGGCAAGTGCGTCATGGATTTGGAGTAGTGGATCGCAAAACAGCCACCCTGTTGACTGGCGATTGTTAGGGTCGTTCCAAAGGTTTTTAAGAGCGGCATTGGTACAGTAGGTTGTGTTGGCCTGTGGTTCAAAAGCAGCGGCTTGACGGACTATATCATCTTCAATATTAAAACAATTGCGGATACTGAAGAACTTGCGGCGGATGCCACAAGCAGCGATAATGACACCATCTCTAGCAAGCGTCGTTCGAATCCAATTATTCCTTTCTTGGGGTTTGTACCGTAGCTTGTATAAGTGTTGGTAAATACTAGCCTCCCGATCTGTAAGATCGACCAGGCCATCAGAGTCAACAAAGACCAGAGTTGATATAGTAGCGGGCTTTGCGTCATAGTTAGTGCCATGTTGAACTTTTTTACAAACGTCATATTTCCAATCGCCAGGCCGACCTGCAGAGTCTCGTTTACTTGAAGGTGGGATTTCGATTGAGTTTACTAATTGCTTTAATTGTGGACGAGAAAGGTTGTTGATTGTGGAGGGATCGCGACCAGCTTCATATTCTTGAAGTAGTGCCATAAGAACTTTAGCAGGTTTGATACCTGCAAGAAGATCTTCTAGCATGGTGGGGACTCCTAAAGCTGCTAGGTCTGCAGCAACGGTCCAGGCGTCAGCGCCACGGAGGTCGAATTGCCAGAAGTCGTACTGGTCGGTATCTGGGATAAAGCAGTCCCGCAGGTCTTTAGTAACGTTTTGAAGATTGGTACCAGTGTTTTCCCAGATAGTCGGGTCTTCATCAGATGGTTGCATAGCCATTGATTCGCGAGCACTGAGACGACCAGTGTTGGTGCCGACAATATCAAGAGCGGTTCGAATACGACCGTCTGAGTTGCAGGTGAGCTTTTCAATGTCAGATAGACGAGTGCGCTTACGTATGGCTTGTATAATAAGACGAAGCGTGGGGTTTCTGTCCTTGGCGTAACAGCGAAGGATGGTCTCTTCGTCGGTGACAGGACCCCAGCGACCCGAGGGTTTGTATCCGAGGTAAGTATACAGCAACCACTGTTTTTGCTTCGTGGATTTTACGTTGAATTCGTAGGGATCGGTTTTACGCTTGCGGGTTAGAACGCCAGCGTCAAGTGCGGGACCACAGAGTGCTTCATTAACCTTGTTTTGTAGGTCTTGAAGCTCGTTGGATTCACGTTGCCTGTGGTAGGCAAGCCGTTCGAGATCAAGTCGACAACCACGAAGATTGAGGTAGGTAATCGGGGAGGTTATGGATACGTTAAACCTGTAGTGCTCCAAGCTTCTCGGGGTTTTGGAGAGTTCTAAATTGATGGTGTTTTTAGATTCTTCAGTAACGGCGGAATCTTTGAAGTTGTATTCGAGTTTGACAATCGGATCTGACGCTAGGCGGTCGTCTTTATAGTAGGGTTCTAGGGTACAGAGAGAACTGACAACCCCCAGATTTTTCTTGGAGTGAGCTAGCCCTTTATTTTTGTTTCCAAGACCCTCGTCGTCTTTGCGACCGGCAAGCTCTGGGTATAGTTCCCAAAAGCCCAGCATGGAGTCATCTGACCAGCCACACAGGAGACATTTGTGCCGCCAAACAAAAACAAAGTATTCGTAAAAGCCGTTATGACAGGTTTTACGACAAGAGGAATCGGCGAGGTAGTTAGATAGGTGTTGCCAAACGATTAGCTCCTCGCTTTCGGACCAGTAATTTTCCCCCTTAGACCAGAAGGGGATGACGAAACCAGAATAAGGGTCCGGGCAGATTGACATACAGGTAATACCCGTACTATCTGGGTAGCCTTCGATGTCTAGACTAGCTGGGGTATGATTTAATCGAAGAGTGTCAAGAAAAGTGATAACCTGGGATAGGGTCGGTTGTATGTTACCAATGCGTTTAATCGCACGAAGCTCGGGATATTTAGACTGCTCAACAGCTCTCGCTAGGTCAAATTTAAAAAAGGGCAGGTCTGAGTAAGACTTGAGTATATATGATGGATCTTGTGCAAAGACTACTTTGTATCCCCAGACCGACGTTGTGACACTTCCGCGCCAGTTAGAAATCGGTATGGACCAAGGGCCTCGTACAGTTTGGTAGCACAAATCGGGACGAAGCAAACGCATGGGAGTCCGTCCAAGGGACAAGATGCAATTCGGTTTGAAGGCGTCGAGGTCCCGTCTGAGTTGGTTGATGTCGTCGAATAGTGGGTAATGATCCCAGGAGGTAGATTCAAGTTCATTTGGAGGTATGACATGCTGGCAAACATAAGCTAAAAGAACCTGGTCAGTGGAAAGCTTGCATTGACCAAGAATAGCTTTGAGGAGTTTACCAGCTGAGTCAACAAATGGGGTTTTAACTAGGTCCTCCTCTTCGCCAGGGCAGTCGCCAATGATGGCTAGGCGACAGAAGGGGTGAGTTATAGTTGGGAACTGATTAAGAACGCTCATAGAGAAATCTCGTCTCTGGTAACATCAGCGACAATGATTCTGGCGGACAACGGAAGGTCTTTAATTTGGATGGTTTCGCCATTACTACGACCGGGTAGGAAACGATAACAGGCGGTGACGTGATAGGAGGGAAAGTCAGGATCTATTTTAGCGAAGGTGACAATATAGGTGCCGGATGAGTCTGTGACTTTAATAGCATGCATGGTGGGTTAGATAAAGTTAACGTTAGGCAGCATTGAACGATATGTTGAAGCGACGTTAAGGACAAGCCTATCGTGGTGAGCTTTGTTGCACTCAACAGCGATAGGGCTCAAGCCCAGTTCTACCGCAGCCACGGTTGAGGAACCGCAGCCAGCGAAGGGGTCGAGGACCCGATGACCTCGAATTGACACCGCGTTGAATATCCACTTCCACAGATTGGCAGGTTTTGCGAATGGGTGACCGAGGGAGTTATCACTTGGTCCTTGCCAATAGCAACTAGATTGCGGCGAGGTGAGAACTGCATTACCTTTGCGTGCGACCAGTGCAATCTCGACCGTTTTTGTGAAGTTGTATTGTGCTGCTCCATTTTGACAGGGGCTGGTTTTAACCCATGATAGGGGCCAGCGTTGAGGGGTTAGGTTTGATTCGATACAGAGTTGCTGAAGTAGGTTCCACTGGGAGTAATCGCACCACAAGACCAGAAAGGATTTGTCTTTAAGAAGACGGGTCGCTGCTGGAATAAAGGTACGAAGAAGTGCTATGTTGGAGTTGACGTCGTGCTCTGCTGCGGTTGAGGAGACGTCCATACCTAGATGTTCTTGTTGGAGGTTGGACATTTCGATACCGTATGGTGGATCACAAACAATTGCGTCGAAGGATTCAGGAGGCTGGTCAGCCATCCAAGTAATGCTGTCACCCAGGATCAGCATTTGAGAGAGCGGAACGGTTACTGCCGGGACAGCCTCGGCGTCCGCTGGCATTTCACAGTTGGTAGGTCTGCTGGCCAATCCGACTGGTGCGGACGGTTTTGGATTGTCTGACGTGCTTTCGAAAATACTGGCGTCGCTAGAAGCGAGTAGGTCTTGCACTCGCTTGGAGGATTCTGCGGACCATTGACCGCTCGGAATTGACCCAGACCCAATGGTTGACTTAGCAAGGGCTGCGATGACTTGGTCTTCGAGTCGCTTGATGAGGAGTTTGATGGCGTTGGTAAAGGAGT